GTGTGATAGTGTGTGTTGCTACAGAGGGGGGTGAGAATATGGCAAAGAAGCAAACCAACGGAAACCTTGCGCTGGAACAGCAGCGCGTCATTGTAATCCCGGCGCACGATGAGATCATAGCGCGAAAGCTGCGTGTCGCAGCATATGCCCGCGTCAGCTCCTCCAGCGAGGATCAACTCAATTCCTATCGTGTTCAAAACCAATATTATTCCGAACTCATCTCCGGCAATCCGGATTGGGAAATGGTCGACATTTATGCCGACGAGGGTATCACCGGCACGTCGGTCGAAAAACGCGAGGATTTCCAGCGCATGATGCGAGACTGCCGCAAAGGAAAAATCGACCGTATTCTGGTCAAAAGCATTTCCAGATTCGCTCGAAATACGAAAGATTGTCTTGCGGCCATCCGGGAACTCAAGGAACTTGGCGTCAGTGTCCAGTTCGAGGAACAGGGCATCGACACCAGCAAGGTGTCCAGTGAGATGGTCACGGCGATCATGGCATCGCTGGCACAAAAGCAGAGTGAGGCCATATCTGGAAACGTCAAATGGGGCGTTCAAAAACGAATGCAGGATGGAACATTCATTCCATCATATCTACCTTATGGCTATGAAGCTGTAGGCAAAAAGATTTGCATAAATGAAGAACAAGCATTCATTGTAAAAAAAGTTTTCTCCGATTTCCTTGCTGGTCGCAGTACCGAGCAAGTTGCCGCAGATTTACGAACCAACAACATTCCATGTAAAAATGGGCGTGTGCAATGGGATTCTTCGTCTGTGCGTTACATCCTTCGGAACGAAAAATATACTGGAAATTCCAAATGGCAGAAATATTACACCCCGAATACTTTCCCTTTTCATTGCAAAATCAATACCGGAGAAGTTCAATACTACTGGGCAGAGGGAACACATCCGGCAATTATTTCAGATTTGGAATACCAGTTGGCGCAAAAACTGCTGGAAAACAAATCGAACCGAATCGCCAAAAGGCATAACAAAGCATATCCGCTGCGCCAGAGGGTGTATTGCGGATCGTGTGATTCCGTATTTCGCAGAAAGGAAGTCAATGCAACTGTTTACTGGGTATGCTTAGGCCATGACAGAGGACAGAATTGTGACATCTGCCAAGTACCAGAAGATACGATCAATGCAGCTTTCTGCCGTCTGTACTACAAGCTCAAGCATAACGGCAACCCCATCTTCACACAGATGCTCTCCAATCTCCAAAAGGTCCGCTATAGCCGGATGCTCTGGAGTGAAGACGTGATATCCCTCAACAAGAAAATATCCGATATTCTCAGTCAGGTTCAATTCCTAGCCCAGCTTCAGCAAGCGGGCGGCGTTGATCCTGACACTTTTATCTCATCCAATAATAAACTCAGCGAACAGCTCCGCAGGCTGAAACAGGAAAAAGCAAGGCTTCTTGATACTGACAGCGACGATCTGGCAGACCGTACCCGCGATCTCATGGACGTGCTGGAGGATGGGCCGGATTTTCTCGACAGCTTTGATGCGGAGCTGTTCGATGCGCTTGTAGAGAAAATCATCGTGGACAACAACGAGCGCCTGCGGTTTCGGCTGAAAAACGGTTTGGAATTGACAGAGCAGATTGAGAGGACGAAGCGGTAATGGGGAATCGGAAGCTGCCGTTTGGGTATCAAATGCGCATGGGTGAGATCATCCGGAACGAACCGGAAGCAAAAGCTGTGCAGGATATTTTCCTGCAATATATGCTCGGCGCGTCGCTGAAGGAAATCGCAGAACAGATGAGCAAGACTGGCCCCGCCTATGACGAGGGCAAGAGCTGGAATAAGAATATGATTGCCAGAATCTTGGAAAATTCCAAGTACACCGGCGCAGACAGCTATCCGAAACTGGTTGACATAAAATTATTTGAATCAGCCGCCGAGAAGCGGCAGACCAAGCAGCGATTGCCAGAGCGGACACCCGCGCAGAAAGCACTCAAACGTGTCTGCTCCAAACCGCCTACGCCGGAGATCGAACAGCAGGTCACACATCTGCTCGGCAAGTTGGTAGAGCAGCCAGAGCGCATTACGCAACCGGAAAAGCCGCCTGCATCAGCACATACAAGCACGCAGGTAGAATTGGATGAAATTCTGAACACCCAGCCGCTCGACGAGGATGCTGCCAGAAGCCTGATCTGCAAGCTGGCACAGGAGCAGTACGTCACCATCGGCAACAAAGAATACGAAACCGAGCGCCTGCGGCGGCTGTTCACCGCATTTGAATGCACGGTAGAACTCAATGCGGAGCTGCTGCAGAGTGCCGTCTCTGCCGTGCTGGTGACACGCCAGACGGTGCGGTTGCAGCTCAAAAATGGACAGATCATCGGAAAGGACAATTTGGTATGACAGACGAAAAGCCGCGCGTCATTATCATTCCACCCAAGCCAGAATTGCAGCAAACGGCTGCGGTCACAAAGCAGCTTCGCGTCGCGGCGTACTGCCGCGTCTCGACCAAGGAAGAAGAACAGGCCAGTAGCTATGAAGCGCAGTGCGAGTATTATACGGACAAGATCATGTCCAACAAGGAATGGACAATGGCTGGGATTTTTGCAGATGAAGGCATCACTGGCACGTCCACGAAAAAGCGTACAGAGTTTCTGCGGATGATCCGTCAGTGCAAACAGAAAAAGATTGACCTCATCCTTACAAAGTCCATCCAACGATTTGCCCGCAACACGCTCGACTGCATCAATTACACGCGCATTCTCCGGCAGCTTGGCATTGGCGTCCTCTTTGAGAAAGAAAATATCAACTCCTTGCCGCCAGACAGCGAATTCATGATCACGATGTACGGCGCGATGGCACAGTCAGAAAGCGAATCCATCTCCGGCAACATCCGGCGCGGGCGGCAGATGCACGCGAAAGTCGGAACGCTCAAGGTTCCCTGTTACCGACTTTACGGATATGAAAAAAACACAGAGGGCAAATTCCGCGTCATACCAGAACAAGCAGAGATCGTGCGCGAACTCTACAAGCAATATGAGAGCGGCGCCAGCCTGCGAAATCTACAAGACTGGCTGGAGGAAAATCAGGTCAAAACGGTTCTCGGAGAATCAAAATGGACAACGACATCCATCAAGAGCATCCTGACAAACGAAAAATACTGCGGCGATGTCCTGCTCCAGAAAACATTCCGGACAGATGTGATCAGCAAGAAGGTCATTAAGAACGTCGGTCAGATGGCGCAATACTATATGCCAGACCATCATGAGGCCATCGTCAGCCGGGAGCAGTACAATGCAGTGAAAGCAGAAATGGCACGTCGGAGCGCCCTGCGCAGCCCATCCAAATCGGCTGTGACAGGACGCTCTTGCTATACGAGCAAATACGCTTTATCGGACAGACTTGTATGCGGCGAATGTGGGACACTCTACCGCCGCTGCACATGGACATCCCTTGACCGAAAATATCCCGTCTGGCGCTGCACCAGCCGCCTGAACTACGGAACAAAATACTGCCACGATTCTCCGACGATCAAGGAAGAACCACTGCAAAATGCAATTCTGGCGGCGATCAACTCAGCCATGAGCAACAAACCGGCCCTGCTCGACCTTATCAAGAATGCGGTTTCCTTAGAGCTTCTGCCGGTGCAGGGTCAGACCATGAGCCTTGCCGATATCGAGCGCCGGCTGACGCAGCTCGATGAACGATTCCAGACCTTGCTGGCAGAGGCCATTGATGCCGAAGATATGGAAGCCTGCAATGCGCGGTTCGCAGAAATCCTGGCCGAGCAGACTGCGCTCAAAAAGCAGAAGGAAACGATCCTGCAAAGCAGCGCCGACGCAGACCGCGTCTGCACCCGCATGAAGCAGACAGAACAAGCCATAGAGAGCACCGCATCCCCACGATCACAGAATGGAACGAAAACGCTGTCCGTCAGATCGTAGAGCGCGTGACAGTCCTCTCTGCCGACGAGGTGCTGGTACGAATCAAGGGCGGTGCAGAGATCAAGCAGCGTATGGAGTAATTCCAATCGAAAAATGAAACAGGATCTGTTCTGCTGTTAAACAGATCCTGTTTTTGTGCCTACAACCATTTATGCGAATCTAAAGTTAGAATTTATTTTTGTCTAATGCTTATTACAGAAGCGGAGTCATATACAACGGAAGAAATACGATGCCGTCTTCCTCTTTGAAATCGCCGGTATGCAAAACATAAGGAATATGAAGCTGCTCGGCATATTTCGTCTTGAATTTTTTCAGAGAGGACAGCGTATAGTTCTTACTCGACTTCACTTCGATGGGAGAGATGTTGTGGCGGTTGCTGATTTGACTCTTGGCGATCAAAAAATCAATTTCCATGCGAGAGGATGCGTCACTGCGAGAGGAATTGGAATAGAAATAGAGCTTATGCCCACTCGCAGTCAGCATTTGCGCGACCATATTCTCCATGACCATGCCCATGTTGACCTCCAGCTTGTCGAGCAGGAGCTTCTTGTAGACTTCGCCAGTAACAATGCCGTTTTCGTCAAAGGCATGGCTGATCAAGAGACCGGTATCGCCCATATAGCATTTCAGCAGCGTCCTGTCCCGGTTCAGATTCAAGCCAAAGGTCGGTTCTGTGGCATTGTAGCAATGATTTACGATCATCGCATCGGAAAGCCAGAACATAGCGTCCTTGTATTCATCGAATCGTGCGCCCTGCTTCAAAGACGAGAGCTTAAAATGTTGATTCTGATTCTTCATCTGCGATGGGATCTCGTCATAAATCGCCTCGACCTTCATCTCGTAGCCTTTCGCATGCTTGCGGATATCATCACGATAGAGGTTCAGGATACGCCGTTTGACCCGGTCTACCTCGTCAAAGTCATTGTGCTTGACAAATGCATTGACAGCCTGCGGCATTCCGCCAACGATCAGGTATTGCCGGAACAGATCCATCGCCTTGCGATGCAGCGCCTGTCCGAGCGGCGCTTTTTTCCTGTAGCAGTCGCGGATAAAATCCATCATCGTGTCGTTCCCGTTTGCCCACAGGAACTCCTCAAAGTCCAGCGGATACATATCTACATGATCTTCCTCGGACGGGATCAGGATATCCTTTACATTTTCACGGATGGAAATAAGTGAGCCTGTCTCAATATAGTCGTAGCGTCCATCTGCGACGAGGTATTTAATAGCGCTTCTCGCTCTTGGGAAAAGCTGAACCTCATCAAAAATAATCAGAGATTCCCGCTCGTAGAGCTTGACCCCATAATAGGTCGTCAGCTTCATGAAGAAGGTTTTCAGGTCGACAAGGTCGTGTTCAAACATTTCCTTGACCGGCTGATCGACAAGGTTGAAGTCAATCAGAATATAGGATTTGTATTCCGCCTTGGCAAACGCCTCGACAATATAGCTCTTTCCAACACGCCGAGCGCCCTGCACCAGAAGGGCGCTCTCGCCGCTTCGCTGCTTCCATTGCAGCAATTCCTGATAGATTTTTCTGCGCATAAAGAACCTCCTGATAAAACTGCCAAAACGAGTTATCTCTATAAGAGAATAACACAAATCAAGAATTTATGCAAGGAAGAAATCGCGCAAATCAAGATTTTTATTTTTCACATTTCTACACAAATCGAGTAAATTGAACATTTCATTTGCCCAGTATTTGAAACACTGTTTGTTACATTTTGTGAATAGCTTTTGTCTGAAACCTATGGCATGATTATAAAACAAGAGAAAGGACGATACAAAGATGACATACCGCGAGATCGGAATTTCAATCCGCAGCGCGTACTCACAGGGCTGGCCGGACGATGCTTCACGGCTTGCATTCCGCACGGAAACGCGGAAGCTGTTCCGTGATGCTGGCTGGCAGGTCGAAGAAATGCCGCTGGACAGCGGCCATTGTGATACGGTGCGAAATGGGAAAGACGCGCTATACCTGCATCCGACCGTGCTCAGCGGCGTCATGCAGGAAGATCACATTCCAGAGCTGCAGCAGCTTCTGTCCAGCGCGGCTACGTTCCGCGTTCTTGGTATAGACCTGCACATGGAATGCTTTGAACTGACAGACGAAGAATCCCGCCAGAGGCTGGAAGAACAAACCGAACGGATCGACAACACCATTCTGGAAGCCTGCCGAACGAAACGGAGAAACCTGTTCCGCACAGGTCCAGTTGCCGCGCGCATCGGACGGCAGTTCGCAATTCGCCGCTTGACGGACTTGGAACGATCTGGTCCGTACATTGCGGAAGGTTATGTTGGAGAGCGGATTGAACAGCTTATTGCTGATGGCCGGCTGATTACCGCACAGACCCGCTACGGTCAGGGGCTGCGGACAGCGACCGAAGCAGAGCTTGAAATGGCAGAAAACGCAGATCCAATGCAGATGCATTTTTAAGAGGTGAGACGATGATTTACGCAACCGGCGATCTTCATGGAAACAGCCTTCGGTTTCAGCCGCAATACTTTCCAGAGCAATCTGAAATGACAAAGGACGATTACATGATCGTCTGCGGCGATTTCGGCTGTGTCTGGAACGGTGACAAGAGTGACGATCCACAGCTCGACCGGTTGGAAGCCTTGCCGTTTACGGTTCTGTTCGTGGACGGCAATCATGAAAACTTCGATGCGCTGAACGAACATCCGTTGGAACAATGGCACGGCGGAAGGGTGAATAAGATCCGTCCGCACGTTATCCACCTGATGCGCGGGCAGGCGTTCGAGCTGCAAGGCTGCACCTTCTTCACGATGGGCGGCGCACAGAGCCATGATATTGGAGACGGCATTCTGGACATGGACAGCCCAGATTTTTACGAACAATATGACAGCCTGCGCCGCAATCGCGGGCAGTTTCGCATTGACCATATTTCATGGTGGCAGGAGGAACTTCCGTCCGGCGAAGAATACGCCGAAGCCCGGCAGACGCTGGAGCGGTTGAACTGGAAGGTTGATTACGTCATCACACACTGTGCGCCAACAGCAATTCAGCAGAAGATCAATGCCGATTTCAAGCAGGACAAGCTGACGGAATTCCTGAATGAAATCCAAAGCCGCAGCCAATTCCACTATTGGCTGTTCGGACACTACCACGACAACCGAATTATCGACGAAAAGTACGTCATGCTTTACGAGCAGATGGTACGGGTATTATAAAACAGGGCAGAGAAAGACGCGGTCACGGCGACTGCGCTTTTCTTTGCCCTGTTGGACATTTTGAAGGAGGAAACTATGTTATTTGAAATTTCTGAATGTGCTTATCGGCTTAATGCAGCT